ACTCCACTATCCTTACTACCGAACAAAACTTTATCAATATCAGGTTGTATTTTTTTAAGTTTGTAAAGGTCAATGAAACCCGATTTTCTATCTCTTGTAAGATTAAAATCGCTAGGATTAATACCAGTTAACTCAATACCGTTTCCAATCAAATCTATGTATGTATTTTCACCATATGAATATTGTCCGTCTTTAATCTTTAAATCATTAAAATACACTCTCCATGGAATGTTACCATATTCTGGTTTAAACGGCTTCATACTACTAAAAGTAAAGGTTACTGAACCGTCACCTGAAAATAATTCTTTTAGAATTTTGCGTATTTGTTCTCTCATGTAAATAAATATCACAAAAACAAAAAAACCTCAGCGGCTAAGCTGAGGTTGAAGATGTATATATTGGGGGTATGATAATAGACGCTGAGACTACACGTTTGACAGCCCGTCTTTTGTGGGATTATAATTAGTTGATTCCCCACTTGTCCACCTCATTGACAGAGGTATCGGGCCAGTGTCGGTTGGTAACGCCCAACCACTCGTTTCGTTGATAACTACTCAACTGTTACTTCAATCTCTTAAGACTTGCGGTCTCACAAAGGGTCGGCCAACCCACGAGTTGTTTCACAATCGACATCCCAAGACTTGCGGTCTGAAGGAAGACTACGTTGACAAAAACGTCCATAGTATTAGACACCTTTCGTCATCAACGCCTGAAGACTTTCGCTTTTTTAATTGTTTAATTAAAAATTAGCAAATGTGGATTTATGAAAGATGTGCTTCAGGAGAAGTTCCGTATCTTTTGAACACAGAATGCTTCACACCTCTCTGCTAGCCTGCAAGCTAACGGTCAGTCAGGATTACGGTAGGTTCCAAACTTTCGTCTGTCCCTGAGGTAACCCCTCAGACTGGTACCCAGCTCTACAACTCATAGCAGTGAGTGTCGAACCGTCACCTGTATCTTATCCTATTGGTGTCTCCACCTCACACCCGATTTTCCACTTAATCAGGTGAACCCTAACCCCTCAGCAGTTGCCCTTAGGGTTGAAGTTGTTGATACTTTGTTTAGTTGTCAGCCTATTGACTGCGAACATCCAAGGATTGCTAAATCCTATTCCGTCCCTTTAGTCCTGTTACCAGGGTTATCTAACGACGCTAAACCGCCGATGAGTACTTCTTCTCGGTGTTGAGTAAAAAAAGGGGGTTAATCTTTTGAATTAAACTCACCTAAGAAGTTTCCTCATTATTATTTCAAAGAACTGTTTGACAAAGATAAGAAACTTTTTTCTTAGTGTCCAAACTTTTTTCAAACTTTTTTTTCCGATGTAGTATATAAATATACCGTTATCCGTTAAAAGTTTTACAAATATACAAAAAAATTGTTTTAGGTCAACTAAAAACTAATCTTTTTTTAATATTAATGTTCGTAGTCTGAAAATGTAGATTTTAAAATTTCTATATTACCTACTGCAGTTGCGTATTTTTCAATCAAAATACTCATTTCATCTAAAATACCAGGATGTTCTCCTATCCCTGCAGGGTTATTAAAATATATTTCCAAAGTCGCCTCACATTCGCTTATAGTTGCTTCATATCGTTTTTTTAAAGCATCATACAGTTTGTTTTTCATTTCAAAATTATGTTTAATAGTTTATTTAATTGTTCTGTCATTGGTGTGGGTAAATCTTCTTTATTATAGTACCCACACTCGGTATGCTCTTCACCGTCTATCGCGTTTTCTAAATCAGGATATATTTCTTCTTCAATATCCATAAGATAACAGTACATTAATCCTTTAACTTGTTGTCCGTCTCTTGTATATCTTTTGATTGCTGCGACAAAATTAATGTCGTTATATATTGAGAGGTCCGTTTCTTCCATAAATTCTCTTATTGCAGCTTCTTTAGGTGTTTCACCACCTTCCATCTTACCACCAGGAAATGACCAATAACCCGGTAATGAACTATCTGAATTTCGTTTACAAAGTAAAACTTTGTTGTTACACCTAACTATTATTCCCGCATATTTCTTCATCATAAAGTATTTATTGTTATGAATGTAACTATAGGAGATAATAGTTTTAAAGTCAAACTTTGTACCACTCAAAAATCAATTTCTGAGGGTATGATGAGAAAAAACTTTAATGAAGGATTTAATGGTATGTTATTCATGATGCCCGAAACTACCAAACAAAGTTTTTGGATGAAAAATTGTATTATACCATTAGATATTATTATGATAAATAATGGATTAATTAATGAGATACACCACAATTGTAAACCATGTGATGATGATTGTGTATCTTATAAAGGTTTTGGTGGTGAAGTATTAGAAGTTGCAGGTGGTACTTGTAAAAAATTGGGTATAAAAAAAGGAGACCAAGTCTCCTTTAAATTATTCTGAATTTCTACTCTCATTTATCTTTTCTTTCAATAGTTCTACAAATCTTTTTTGGACCATCTTTATAAATTGAACTGATGGTGAGTCTCCTTCTTTTTTCGGTCCTCTTGGTCTATCAGGGTTTGGTGGTCTTTTAGACCTTCCAAAATAGTTTATTGCTGATATATTTGTTATACATTTGTGGCCTCCTGAATTTGCTTGTATCATTTCCCACGCAGGTACACCTAACTTATCAAGTATCTCCCACTCAGTATCACTTAATTCACTTGAAGGTGTATTCATAATATTTTTTAATCTGTCCATATACTCTTCACCTCCGTCAATTGAGCGGACTTTGTCTCCGTAAAACGCTTCTAAATCCGCATTTGTAAATCCAACTGAATCTTCAACAAAATCTTTACCTGACTCAGAAACCCACTTTATTGTTGACAATGGAATTATTTTGTCTTTTAACTGTGGTTCCCATTTTGATAGGACTTCTTGTGCTATTTCACCTAAGTTAACTCCTTTAAGTTCTCTTTCTCCTTTAAATGGGTTACAACTTGCCTGTACCAATCCCATCGGCCACGCAATAACTAAGAAGTCCGCGTCAGGATAATTTTTAAATGGAGTGTACCTATCATATGAACCTGGATTAAACATAGAACCACCACCATATTGTACTATAATTCCGTCGTCATAATAAACTTTATCACTTTCTTTTTGTTTTTTAATATAATCTTGTTGGTTTGCAGCCATTTCTTCGGGTGAAGCGTATGGTTTCTTTTCAAGTCTACCCCACTTATTAAAAGCCTTTCCTTGAGCAACTCTCTCATCAAACTTTAAGTTTTCTCTGTCGGCAATTCTATTGATGTTTTGAAAGATGTTCATTAGTGATGGTTGTGAAGTCATGACCAACTCTTCCAAAAATCCTGGTTTGTTTTTAAACGCCAATAACAATTTGTTTGTCGCCAAACCTAAAGCCATTTTATTACTTTGCAGTCCCTTATCTTTTTGTAACTTAAAAACAAAGTTCATAATATCTTCAGGTTGTAAACCAAATCTCGCAAAATCTGCAGAGTCTACAGTAGATATCAATGTAACATCTTCATTTGGAAATATATCTGTCGGAGACATAACTTGAGACAATGTCGCAACATTTGAACGAGATGGTCTGAATGATGTTGATGTATCCTTTTCAACCCCACTTTGCGAGTCGTGGTGGTCGGTATGTACAACAAACATGGGTTTACCATGGGCGAAGTCAACCAACACCGGCATTGTATCTCCTTGCGCATCTTGTTTCTTAACCGCGAACTCTTTATCACCGTACTGAATAATTTCAGAGTCAACTACCTTAATACCATTATTTTCCAAATAGTTTTTCATAGCTAATGCGGTAGTCACACCATCTAAATCTTGGTGAAAATAAATCTTGGCTTTTTTATATCTGTTGGCTAAGTCTTTTATATTTCTTAGTCCTGTTTCGTTTAGTATCTTTTTCATTAGTCTAATCCTATTAGGTGTAAAAATTTATCTAATAAGTCTCCATGTTCTGAACGACAATCTTTCATTATATCTTTATCATCTTCACTCATATTTTGGGCTGTGTTATAACCCCAAACACCATCGGGTTTAACACGAACTTCTGATTGATATTTACTTATTGCCTGTGCCGATTTAGAACCGTTATCTAATGTTCCTATTGAACCGTCAACAACTAATTCATTACCGTCATTATCCTTAACTCCTTTTTTATTTAAAAAACACTGAATAGCCTTATTAATATTAACTTCAGGAGTTTGTTCACTCAAGTATTGTCTTTTGGTTGCGTTCTCATGAAGATTTAATATCCTATCTTTTTCAGAGTCATCAATTCTAAATTGTCTCATGGTAATATACTTTTAATATAAATACTTCAGAAAGAAAAAAACCCCTCATTACAAGGAGTTTTTTATCATGGTAAAGAATTTACCCTGTCTTATCTCATCAGGTTTTTCAAAAACCTCTTCCATATTGTATTCACCAATTCTTTTTGGTATCTGTAACTCATTATATTCAATAAAGGTATTATCATAGTCTCCATCAATTACTCCATTGATAACACCACGAGTTTGTGACAATGAAAACCTATTATAATGTTTATCAAATCCTGTATTTACCAACCAAACTTTAACATCTGAAAATTCCATAAGTTTTTCTCTGAATAGGTTCGTATAATCAGATATTTTTCTTGGTAGGAATGGGTTTCCAAAACATGGTGAGAATGTGGTTGTTGGTTCGTTGATACCTACTTCTGTTCCTGCGACTTTTGATGTATAACCTAACTCAAAGTATTTAACCGCTTGTTCTGTATTCAATAAAGAAATAGGTGGTAATACTCCAAAAGCATCAAATGATAAAAAGAATATGTTTTTAACATCATTACCTCTTCCTGTCATAGTTACTTTAGAAGTTCTACTTATTTGGTCTAAAGGGTAAGATACTCTAATATTTTCAGTTATACTACTATCAGTAAAGTCAGGGTTTCCATCCTCATCAACAATAATGTTTTCAAGTAAAGATGTGTTTTGTCTTGTAAATTTACTGTGGATTGCATTCCATATTATTGGTTCCTTTTCCTCTTCTAAATCAATTAACTTCGCGTAACATCCTCCTTCAAAGTTGAATATTTTGTTCCCATCCCATCCGTGTTCATCATCCCCTATAAAGAATTTTAAAGGGTCTGAGGACAGTGTAGTCTTTCCTGTACCTGATAGTCCAAAAAACAAATTAACACCTATACCATCCTTTGTATTTGAGTTTGCAGAACAATGCATGGGTAACACACCTCTATCTATCAAAAGTGTATTTAGAACTGTGAAAACACTTTTCTTTATTTCACCTGTATAACTTGTTCCCGCTATTAATATTTTTCTATCATCAAAATCTATGATGACAAAGTTTTCATTTTTAACTCCTTCAGGTCTATTTTTACTTACGAAATTCGGAGCGTGTAAGACTTCCCATTCTGTAAATGACCTTGAATATGTAGTAACAAAACTAGTTGGGTCAATCAACATATTATTAAAGAATATAATCGCCCATGGTTCTGTTGAAGTAATACTAAAAGTCGCCATGTGTTCATATGAGTATCCAGCAACTCTTCTACTTCTTAATGTTTTATTTTCTTCTAAGTATTCTTTCATCTCTTCTTTTAAAGAAATGTATTCTTCTCTACTTAGTTTTTGATTTATAGCCCTTTTAAAGTCTATATTATCATGTACATATTCGCCATTGGCAAAATATCTGTCTTTGGGTGAGCGACCAGTAAATTTACCAGTATTAAAATGTAATAAACCTTCTTTAGTGGTTTTAGTTCCATTCTCCTTCGCAAGGTCCATTAATTGCTCCGTAGTTTCGTAGTAAACCATATTATTTTATTTAGTAATTTCATCAACACTTATTTTAAGTTGTTGTTGTTCCAACTGATAATCTTTTATTCTTTGTCTGGCAACATCACAATAGTTTTTAGAAATATCCAAACCAATCCATTGTCTACCTAACATCTCAGCAGCCAAACATGTTGTACCCGAACCGTTGAATGGGTCTAAAACTATGTCTTCTTTGTATGACAATATCTTAATCGCACGGTATGGAATATCCAAAGAGAATGTCGCTTTAGTCATCTGTCTGGTATCTGCAAAGTAGTTCCATTGTCCAAAGACTAATGACATAAAGTCCTTTTTGTCTTTCTCTTCGTAAACTAACTTACGTCTTTCTCCACCATTCTTTTTATCTTCAACCATCTGATATTCTCCTTTCCATTGAGGTGTACCCTTAACTTGTTTTTTATGTAGGTTCTTATACGCAAGAATTACACACTCCTTAGGGTTATAAATATATGGCGATGAGGGACTCATCCAACTTCCCCAAGCGGTTGTCTTACTTCTATGTGGTGAACTTTCCTCCAAATCAACAATACCAAAGAAACCAAAACCAATTTCTTTCATTATCATCCACATCTCGGCAGAGAAATAAATCCTACCTCCTTTATCCTGTCTATTGATTTCATAAGGAATATTAAGAGCGATACGACCATCGTCTTTCAATACCCGATACGCCTCACTTAACCAACCCTTTGCAAATACTTTATATTCTTCAAAATATTTATCGTCATTCCAACTGTCATAATCAATACCAACACCATACGGTGGTGAAGTAACAATTAAATCAATCGTTCCCTCCTCCATCTCCGCCATTTGCTTGGTAGAGTCTACTGTATATATCTGATTCGTTTTCATTTTCTATTGTTTCTATTCTTCTGTTTAAGTACCATAACGCCTTTTTAAGGTCTTGTAAAGGTGGATTATCGTCTTTTTTTCCACTACGACCAATATACTTTAACACGTTGAATAGATATGCGTCTCTATCTATTCCCCACGCCTCGGCAACTTTAACAACTTCATATGGGTTTTCTTCACCACCATAATGGTCAGGATGGTTAACCTGTTCTTTACTCATTTTACTTTTGATTGAAATAACTAAAATAAGTTTTATCACCCGTAAAAAGATACGTCCAAGGTCCGTAATATCTTAGTTCACCAGAATTCCAATATTTCCAAGTACCTGTTTCATCATCTTTATTTAAAATGTCCACCTTGTACGAACCATATTCACCGTATTCGTCTTCACTTTCATAAAGGTCCCCTAAATAGTTACAGAAAAATTTAGGTTCACCTTCTGAGTTCTCCATAATTGTACCGAACATATCAGAACCACCTGGAAAGGCAAAGAATTCAACATTAAATATAAATGTCCAATCCACAAATGTACCATCAGAGTATACCCAAGTACTATCAGGTCTTTCCCATATTCTTAATTGGGTATAGGTTTTAGAGAATGTTTCTTCCTGTGGTGTGTATTGACCAAACGCGGTTACGCTGATTGCAGTCAATAATA